TTCCGTATCGCTCTTTATATTGAACTTCCCATTTGTCAAAATTGGGTGACAAAATATTATCTGGAGTTTTCAACTTGAAATTATCTTTGTCGAAAAATACCTTCTTTCTATCCTTAAGCAGAAACTTGTTAAGACAAGCTTCTAAATTGGGATAAAATTGCAAACTATGTTTATTGGAAAAAACAAGATCACTCTTGTGTTCAATCAATTTTGCTGTCATTGTTTCTGGAATGGATCGCATCATCAGTACCAATTTGGTCGGCTTTCGAATTAAAGTATATGTTTCATCTTGCCACCTCCTAAAACAAGGTGCAAAAATACCACTACAAAATTCTACCTCGCCCACTTTCTTTGTTAAACTAATTTTTGCTACCAAACCAAAATCATTGAGCAAAATAGATTCCATTTGCTTCCTGAAAGCATTTGGATTTCCAATATTTTGTTATTTAATTATCATCACGTTGTCATCACCAAGAACCATCATCGTCTTGAATTAAACATTGAGTTTCTTCATACATATCCAGTGTACAAACATGTTGATCAAGCTATTACCAATACTAGTATTGGGATCACCTGAACACTTAGTTGCTTATACTGTATACTTAACTACAGATTTACCAAAATTCCTACCAGCGGATGCAAAACCACGGGTTTCAGACTAACGTCCTAATATCCACAGAGCTGCTTCACGATTGGTAGTGATATCATGGTTATCAATATTAGTTAAAATGAAGCGTTCGATCTCACCAAGTAGAATACCTTGACAGGAATCATAGTTGGAAAAATCGCTACCATAAACATAATCTCCATCTTCATAATGTGTATTGAAATGGTCACCAATCTGATTGGCATCCATTCCTGAAACATATTTGAAGCGGTTTTTCATGTTTTACATCCCTAAGGATATAGGTTTACACAATGTTTATAGAATTAGAGAACTCGCCGGGTCCGCCGCACCTTAAATCAATCTAAAGCATAGTGGTTATTGAATACCACTTATAGTCTTAAGAAGACATTCATTTTTAATAAATGAATTGCGTTTTGTATTGATCTTGTCCACATGGACCAAAAGATTTTGTTCATTAATTTTAATTTCAGCTTTCTTATATATTGCCAATTTTGAACCAGTATACGTTGACACTACCTTTGGAATATCCATTGGTGTGGTAACGATACCGAGCTCTTACACGAAATTAACTATTTCAGGTGTTATAGTCTTGAAAACGGTTTTAGGTTCTGGAGTCAGATTATTTGACCTTACTTAAATGGTCGAAATAATATCATCAACGCACTTTGTGTCAGGCATATTAACGTCATAGCCGTTAATTGTACATCCTGACACAATGTTTGTTGATTTTCCATTACTTGGGAGCCCAGTTTCCAAAATTTCAACACTCGAGTTAATTTTCTAGGGTGGAATTGGCTTGTTGTTATGTGTTGTAGGATAATTGATTTTCTCACAAACTCCGGATATGAACCATTCCTTAACACTCAAAAACCAACCATTAACAGTTAAAGTATGATCAACTTCTTTCAAGTACTCATCAAAAACAGTATAAGTGGCGCGTTACCTTGCCAACAAATACAATGAAAGTGCTACAAAAAGTTGATGTCTTTTGACTGGGTCAGC